GGTTCGGGTTTTGGTTTGCTTGGTGCCTGTTGCTTGGAGCTTGTAGCTCCTTCCACGAATCGCGCACTGTTGTACGCGTGAAGCTTAGTTACGTCGACGCCTGCCGCTTGCGGCTTGTACCAGCTAGTGCTGCGTCCTTCTTTGCGGCACCATTCATAATGATTCTTGGCTATTACAGGATCTAGATCTTCAGTGTTTGACATATTCTACATTCGGTACATTCAGGTCCCAACATGCTCTGCAGTCGCGGCATTGGTTGCCTTGTTTCGACGCTGGGCACAGCCTGCTGTTCTGGGCATGACTGGTCCTGTTCGCTCCATCTTCACCAACAGTACTAGTCGTGGGCCACCAGCTGACTGGTCGGGCTCCTATCATATGACTTGAAAATCTAATAGTTAAATTTGGCGGAACTATGTCCGGGTCCATAAGTTTTAAATATTGCGCTTCACGGGTCGGGAGCCAGTGCTTGACGCCTGGGGTTGCTTTACAAATTTCGAAGATATTCTTGAGATGCTGCACGCTCTGCAGGTCCCCTGAATCGTGCCATCTGAACCAGCCATGGCCATGCTTCAGCTTGCTGTTGATCTGGACAGTCATGGCCTTCACCCACTGTGGATGATCAATTGCTTGCAGCCTCCTGTCCATTGCGTCTTTTACATTCGGGAATCTATAACGGCCCTTTAAAGCATAACAGCCAGCGCAGGTGCTGCCTGGTATCTTTGCGAGCTTCGCGCCTGTCTGGCATCGGAGCGCGGGCAGGTTATAACTAAACCCTGGCATCTTGGAGGGCTTTGACAGGCCCCCGGTTATTGCTTCAGCTTCTGATACTTTCATAACTTTCTAATTGTCGTTTGCTTTTTGATCCTGATATATATGTTGTAATTGTGTGATATTTTCATTCTCTATTAAATCTCTATATTCCCAATTGTCTTTACCTGTATCGCCCTGCCATTCTATGGCTTTCTCTTCGGCTTCCTCGTAGTCTTTAGCATCCACTACAAATTCTTTTTGAACATCATAACTTAAAACTATTCTATACTTTGGCATTTTCGAGCTCCTTCGCGACATGATTAAGAGCGGTCCACGCTTTATTCTTTTCTTCTTCATCGTGCTTTTTGTCGCCTGAACTGTACATCATGTCATAATAATCTACGGCGGTGTTTAGGATGTTTATTGCTTCTTTTGTTTTCATGTTTTTCCTTTCTAATTTAGATCCCATATTACCCCATATGAGATAGTTTGTCAATGGCCTTGCTCCACTTGGTGCTTGCGGCTTGTCGCTTGTAGCTTGTAGCTTTTAGCTTCTTTTTTTTACCGGAGCTCGCGGTCCTTCGGACCGCTCGCTCACGGTTCATAACAGACATAGATTTATGAATCATTTATTTTCTTTCATATGTTTTACATAATCAATAAGGCTGATTCTTGGCGCCTGCAGCTTGAAGCTTTTCTTTCCTTTAAATATCTTCATCTTAACATACCTGTCCCAGGGCTTTAAGCTTAAGGCCAGATCTATACAAAGCGCTTGCAGCTGACCGGTGTTAGCTCCGTCTATCTTCAATGTTATCGTTTCTTCTTTTTTCATATTACCTTTCTTTTTTGGGCATTTATTCGGTGTGATCAACTCACCTATAGGAAATTTTTAAGGCATTTCTATAGCTCGGCCACCCACGATCAAGCGGGAACTTTTTTACTTTGAGGTGTTTCACTCAAACCCATCTTGACCCCAGATCTCTGGAACTGTAGCTACCTTGCAAGTGGCACCAGAGATCAGGGCTCAAGTTTGGTCAAGAAGCCAGCCGCGTTATTTAACGAAGCGTCGCTTCAGCTTACTTGACCCCAGAACCACCACTCTTTGAGCCACCTCAAAAGTGGTTTGTAATATGGTGGTTCAGGGCTCAAGTTTGCTGTCGTAGGCGAGGATTTTATTGTAACTCGATGCATCAAATTACAAACCCAGCTAGATAAAGCTCGCGACCTAGGATATAGTCACTCAAGGCGACCAGCAAAACTTAATCCCAAGGACACATAAATAAGAACCCAATATGGACTAATATTAATATTACAATCCAAAATGCGAAACTCATTAAAATATTTCCTTTCTTTTCATATTGACAATATAATGATTGTGGGATATTATGTCAAGTATATAAATAACAAATATAGAAAGGATATATGGCAAGAATAAGACTCAATCAAGAGTATCGTAATAAAGTAGCAAACAGATTACGAGTACATCTTGAACAAGAACAAACGCAAGAGAAAGAGAAGTATCTACAAAGTAGAGAAGCTCTTAAACCTCTACAAGATAAGACGTGGCAATTGGCTAGTGAAATCATTAGACGACATTACACGCCTGAAGATGTAGAAATGGCAAGACACTTACAAAATAAATTTGAAAACGTATCTACTATCGCAAAAGATAGTTGCTTTCATTTTTATTATGAGGGTGTTGACGATGAGGGCGAACCCGCACAAATTACCCAACACTTTGACTTCAAATTAAATGGTGCAGTTAATGGTGTTGATAATGGTAATTATGGTAGAGCTAGTAGTGATACCAAACACGAGTTTGCTTACGCTTATTATCGTGATGAGCTGAAAGGACAAGAGGGTTGTAATCCTGATATAAATATAGAAATGGAAAACAAAGACCAAAATCCTCATTGGACTAAATTGTCAGACGCTAACAATAAGTATTTAGGATTTACTAAATATGATAATTCCAAAGACAATCTTACTTCCCACGCAAAAGAATGGGATAAAGACTTTGAGATTGATTTAATTGGTAGAGAGTATTGTAGAGATAGAGCAATCGCTTGTTCTAAAAGAGAATATGATATTCTTATTGCGTGGCAATCAGCAAAAGGTCAGTTGATACAATGTCATTATGCGTGGATTAAATCTGTACTTAACCAAGTGAAAGAAATTAAACTTGGATTAAAAGGATATAGATATCTAGACGAGGCAATAGAATTGTCTAACGAACTAGGTTGTCCTATTACAGACGCAGAAATCATTAGAGTAAACTCTAGTGGCTTGACTATCTATAATCCTAAAAATCTAGCAAGTAGGATTAAAGGTATGAAAAATAAACACGTATCGCGAGAAGATAAAATCGCTATGTGGAAAAAAGAAATGGCAGAAAGAAATCAAGTTTAAATCTTGACAATATGTATGGGATATTATACTATCCCATACATAACAAACATAGAAAGGATATATGACACACAACACACAATTAAATAAAATACCAAGTAGGTTTAAAATAACTTATTACGCAGATAAACACGAAAAGTTTATTGAGAGACGTGGGTCTTGGTTAAAACCAAATACAGACATATCAGGTAAATGTTTTATGTCTAATCAAGGTCAGATTTGTTTTATCTATTGGGATATGGACGCAACACCTGACGCAAAAGGCAATCAATGGAGAATGGCTAAAAACCCATTTAGAGTTGAGGCAATAATTTAATGTATTGTCAGAATAGATTATGTCATTACAATAATACTACTGATAGGGTCAGGGCGAAAAAATCGCCTGAACCCTATTATGTAAATAGAACTGCAAAAAATTATTTTCATATGTTTTGTAGTCAGGGTTGTTTAATGGAATATTTTCAAATGTATAAAGACAGAATATTACAAGCCATTGGTCAACAAGGTAGAAAAACTAGAAAGGCAAGTGAACCAACGATTAACGAGGCGTGGACTAAAGACCCTGGTTACAATCTTACTATGGAACAAGGCTACATTGAGGCGCGAGAAAGGTTCTATCAAACGTGGATAAGTAATCACGTTGGGGATTGACAACAATATATCTTATGGGATATTATCGGATTATGAAAACACAGACACAGAAAGAAACATACACAAGAAAGAATAGATTCACAGGTGAATCTATTGAACTAACAAAAGAAGAGGCGGAAAGACACGACGCAATTTTCTTTTATGAAATGGCGGCTACTATTGCGGACAAGAGCCTAGGCTATGGTGGTAGTAAGCATTGGGATAAAGTACGTAAGAACATAGATTGGTTTCGTAAGAACAATGCGAAAGCATATATGGTTTTACTAGATTAAATAGTTAAACGATAAGCGCCCCTTCGGGGCGCTTATCGTGTGTCAAGAATAATCATACATTGTAGTAATTATGTAACGTCCATAATGGGTCGCGGCCTTCGGCCGCTCAGCTTGCCTCCCGCCCTAGGGTGGGAAGTAATAGAGGTACCAAGACCATTTATGAATTTGGAATCACATATACATTGATAATACTTAAATAAAAAAGGGGTCCCACTGCTTTCCCCCTGTATACCTTGATTTACACTTAAACATGCTATAAATTCATTATGGGTCCCATATGAACATAGAAGAGATAAAAAAATTACCATCTGACGCCAGACGTGAGTATATGAAGTACGCTATTAAGTTAGCGGAAAAGAAAAAGGGGTCCCGAGTTAAATCTGATTTTCTAGCTTTTGTAAAACATGTTTGGCCAGAATTTATAGAGGGGTCCCATCATAAGATTGTAGCAGATAAATTTAATAAAATTGCAGATGGCAAAATTAAAAGAATGATTATTAATATGCCACCTAGGCATACTAAATCTGAATTTGCCTCCACGCTCCTTCCTGCTTGGATGATTGGCAGAAGACCCAACTTAAAGATAATCCAGACTACCCATACCACGGAGCTCGCTGTGAGATTCGGTAGAAAAGCTAAGACACTCATGGATACCGAAGAATATAAAAAAGTTTTTAAAACTAGGTTAAGAGAAGATTCACAGGCCGCGGGCAAATGGGAAACGGAACAAGGTGGTGAGTATTACGCCGCTGGTGTTGGTTCAGCCATCACTGGTCGTGGTGCTGATTTGTTAATCATTGATGACCCACACTCGGAGCAAGACGCAATGAATCCTGAAGCGTTGGAACGTGCTTACGAATGGTATACTTCAGGACCTAGACAACGTCTACAACCAGGAGGATCTATTGTCTTAGTAATGACAAGATGGTCTTTAAAAGATTTAACAGCAGCTTTAATGAAAGCTCAAAAAGAAGTTAAGTCTGACAAATGGGAAGTCATAGAGTTCCCGGCGATTATGCCATCAGGTAAACCGGTTTGGCCTCAGTATTGGAAACTAGAAGAATTAGAAGCAGTTAAAGCATCTTTGTCTATTCCTAAATGGAACGCGCAATGGATGCAAAATCCAACTTCAGAAGAAGGAGCTATTATTAAAAAGGAATGGTGGAGAACCTGGAAAAGAGAAACTATTCCACCTTTACAACATGTTATTCAATCATATGATACAGCTTATCTTAAAAAGGAAACTGCTGATTATTCGGCAATAACTACCTGGGGTGTATTTTACCCTAATGAAGACTCCTCAGCTAACTTGATATTACTAGATGCTGTCAAAGGAAGGTATGAATTCCCTGAATTAAGAAGACGTGCTTTACATCAATTCGACTATTGGAAACCAGAGACAGTTGTGATAGAATCTAAAGCTTCTGGACTACCTTTAGCAGCTGAACTGCGTCAAATGGGTATTCCAGTCGTGAATTTCACTCCTAGTAAAGGAAATGATAAACACGCTCGAGTCAATTCGGTAGCGCCTTTATTTGAATCAGGTATGATATGGGCACCTGATAAAAAATTTGCAGAGGAAGTCATAGAGGAATGTGCTGCTTTTCCATATGGGGATTATGACGATTTAGTTGACTCAATGACTCAAGCAGTCATGAGATTTAGACAGGGAGGTTTTGTAAGTCACCCTGAAGATTATAAGGATAAACCACTGATACATCAGGAGTATAAATACTATTAATGAGTTGGTCTAAAGGAATAGATATAGTTAGTAAGCTTTTAATTAAGAATGCTGCCAAAAATCCTACAGCAGGCGGTATACCTACTATTAGAAATAAGAGAGATTTTTTTAATCAAGCTTTTGAAGTTATAAAGCAAATGGAAAACAAAGGTTTTGATATTGATAAGATCTCTGAAAGAGATGTTAAGGTATTTTTAGGGAATCCTAAAAAATCTGGTGTTGATTCTTTAATGCAACGTAGAACTGAAACCTTTGGAGATATGAATCAAATAGAAAATCAACAGTGGTATCAAGATGCAATTACAAGAAATAGAAATCAAAACACAAGAGAAAATCTAAGAGTTATAGAAGGTGGTGGATTAGATAATGCAGAATTTGCTAATTTTAAAGATAAATACTTTACAAAGCTAATTGCTAATACTGATGAAGATATTCAAGCTTTTATTAAAAGAGTTATAAATAGAAAACAAGACGATGAGTTTAATAAATTATCTCAAGATCAAATGAAAGAGTTTTTAAAAATAGCTGATGACCGAATAAAAATGGGTCATAGAAAATTTATAGATAAATACAAAGATGTAGATTGGGAAGAGTCTCAAATGAATTTTAATATGGGTGGCCCTGTAAGATATCGTTATAAAATGGGTAAAGGTGTCAAAGGTGTTACATCAGTTATAGACTTTATCAATAAAAAATTTGGAAAAGGAACTATTAATCAAGGCGTTGATAACTTTAGTTTTAAGAACCAAGACTATTTAGATAATAGGGAAATGTTTAAACGACTTACAAGAAAATTAGATCAGAAACAAGATTATAAAAATGCTTTAGCATTAGTTCAAGAAATAGATAAAAAACCTTTAAGCACTGATGAGATTGTTCAAAGATATACAACACTATCTAAATTTCCTGAAGGAAAAGCTGTTATTAGAGATGACCTATATGAAATTGAAAGAGGTGAAATGATTCCAAATATTGGAAATCAAACTAGATCCAAACTTATAGACGACATAAGAGCAACTTTATCAACAAAGAAACCAGTTGGTCGAAGTAATCCATTTGACGAATTTAAAGAAACTGAAAAAGGTCAGATAGAAATGGATTTTGAAGATTGGGATCCTAAAGGTATGGCTTCTGGAGGAAGGATTGGTTTTGCTCGAGGAAAAGGACCTAGTCACTCTCAATTAGTTACTATGTATATGGAACAAGGTATGAGTTATGAAGATGCCGTTCAAGCAGCTAATGCTTCTACTAATTTACCTTGGGATATTTTAAAAGCTGAAGGTGGAAGAGTTCCATTTTTATATGGTGGTGGAAGTGGACTAAAAAACATGTTGCAATATTTGTTAAAGAAGAAAGCAATATCACCTAAAAAAGCTTCCGGTTTTGCAAGAAAAGTATCACCAAGATTAAATGATAAAATGAAGGCGTGGATGAAAGAATACCACCCAAAAGATTCTGAAAATTTAGAAAGTATGAGAACAGACCAATATGAAAATGTACTAGGAATGTTAAAAGCCGATAAAGGTCTTTTAGATTTAATTACTAAAGCAAAATCACTTTATCCAAATTTTTCAGATAAAGAATTAATAGGTATGATGAGATCAGCCGGTAATGTTCCAGAACATATAGCAAAAGATAATCCTTTTTGGGAAAAACTTATGAAATACACAGATATAGATCAAGCTATTGTAGATATGGAAATGATTCTTAAAAATCAGGCTACCAAAGGACAAGGACGTAAATTAAATGCTGATGGTGGTATTCAAAGAATTGGTTTTAAATATGGTAAAGGTGTTGATTTAGCTAGAAGAACTTTTCTTAAATTATTAGCTGGAGTCATGGCTTTACCTATTGCTGCACCTCTTCTTAAAAAAGCTGCTCCTAAAGTAGCTCCTAAAGTTATACCTAAAACTCAATTTCCCGGAGTAGAAGGAATGCCAGATTGGTTTCCAACTTTAGTTAGTAAATTTAAAGATAAAGGTAAACTTGTTGATGTAAGAGATAAAGATTTTGTTCAGGGTAATATTTATGAACTTAATGTTCCAATTAAAGGAAAAGAAAATGTTAAAGTACAAATGGAGCACAATGAATTAACAGGAGAAATTAAGATTGATTGGAAAGGTACTGATGATACACCAAGAGGAATTTCATTTAGTCCAGGAGAAACAGGTTTTCAAAGATATGGAAGCGATCCTGAATTTCCTACCGCAACTGAAAATGTGAAAGTTGAAGTAGAAAGACCTCAATTTGATTATACAGAACCTGATTATGGTAGCATGGGTCCTGAAGATACTTCTCCTGATTCTGCAAGCTATTTAGATATTTTTGAAGAAGAAGATGAAGTGGTAGAATATTTAAGAAAATGGTCTACTAAAGATTTAGGTTCAGAAGGAAGTAATCCTTTAAAAGAAGCTTTAAAAAAGCATCAAAAAAACTTTAAAACTCACAATGAAACCACGGAACAATTTCCAGATTCGACCGGACATGTAAATGATGCTGGAGATTTTGTAGAAGGCGAAGAAAATATAGATATTTTTAACCCTGATAAATATACTCCTAAAAAATCCGGTGGCCTCGCTACAATGTTCAAGAAAAAATAATGTTTGAATCATACTTAGATAAAAAACTAAACGCGGCACGTGGATTACTGCCAAAGAAAAAACCACAACAAGCCGTGGAAGAATTTAAAGAAGAAAGTCTTAGAGAAAACGTAGACTACTTAAACTCAAGAGGTATCCTTGAACAGGGGACCGTGGATTACATTCAAAAAGATATTCTTAAAGACAGAGCTCCAACAAGTTTTGCTTATGGTGGTCGTATTGGATTTGATAGAGGTGGAATGGCTAACGTTTTAAAATATTTAGAAAGTTTAGAACCAGGAACTAATATTACAATGAATGATCTTAAAAAAATTGCTAAAAAGAATAAATGGGAATTTGCTCCTGCTACATTATATAGAATGTTAAATGATCCTGATCGTAAACAGATTGCTAAATCTGGAAATGAGGTCTTTATGTATGGGGAAGAAAATCGTAATCGTGCAAAAAATATTATAGAACGAATTAATTTTGACCAAAAAATACAAATAAAACCTAACGAAGAAGTATTTAAAAGAATTGATCTTATGATTGAGGATAAAGAAAAGTTTCCTAGCATGAAATCTATTGGAGAAGAGCTAGGCTATAAAGCTACTAAAAAAGGTCAGGGCGGTAATTTAGGATTAGAAAGTCCATTGATGAAAGAGTATCAAAAATCAAGAGGAAGAAATTTAATTAATGAAATGAGATTCAAGGAATACAAGCTCACGGAAGATTCACCTTGGGTGAAAAAAGTGCTTGATACAAGAAAAAAACTTAAAAGCACTCGAGCTGCTGCTAAAGCTTTAGAAGTGGATAGAAAAACCATTAGAAATATTACCGAGCAATTTGCGCCTCATATGTTTGGGGGTGTAAATCTAAGAAAAAGTGATAAATGGAACTACAAAAGAACAAGAGCTAAAAGAGAAGCTGAGTTAGCTAAACGACTTGGAGGAAAAAATAATCCAGCATTTTTACAATACATGGATTTATGGGAAGACATTGTTGATGCGAATGAAGACATTTTAAGAATGAGTGATGACGCCATTTATAAAAATCCAAGAATTAAAATGGCTATGAATGTAGATGTCACAGGATTAAAAATAGATAAGCCTCTTAATTTTGATAAATATAGAAATCTTTCTAAAAAAGAATTTGCACAAAAAGTTAGAGACATGGCAAAAACCAACCAGTTCTTTCAAGCAGAACATAGCATTCCAATATCCAGTGAAAAGATAGCAGCAGGTTATCCTAATAATCTTCAAGTTGCTCAAGGAAAAATTGGAAGTCAATTAGAAACTATAAAAACCTATATTAAAAATAATCCTAATGGAAAACATATTCCTCAAATTAATGAGTTTTTAAATGAATTTGATATTCAAATTAGAGAAGGCGGACAAACCTACGGGTGGACAAATCCTAAGAATAAATCAGGTTTAAATGTTTACAACACTGAATCTAGAACTTCAGATATTGTTGAGTCTGCTCTTAATAAGAATGCATCAAACACCATTAGTAATAAAAATTTAAAAGACCAAACTTACACTAAAACTGAAATGTTTGAACAGGCAATGAATAAAAGAGGGACAAAAGTAAAAGCCCAAACAGTATCAAAATTAGCTAAAGATATGAATGTAAATATTTGTTCTACACAAATCGTTAAAAAATCAGGAGGGGGAAGAATTGGTTTTAAAGGAAAAATATGTGGAGAAGAATTTGCTAAAAAACAACCAGAACAATTTTTAGCACAAGT